TACAGGATGATCTTTTAAATTACTAACTTCTTCCTCTAAAGCACAATACACAAAGTATAAGTCATTAACCAATGCCCTATAACTTTCTTTACTAACAACCCCTCTTAAAAAGGATTTAACAAAAGTAGTATTCTCTGCTGCAGAGTGAGACTTTTTAGTCCCTTCCTTTAATTGTGCTGCAAAATTATCAACAGTCATTATCATTCCTCCAAATCTGGAAGACGTGGTTCTACCCAATGTTCAGTATTATCAATACCAGCAGCTTGCACATATCTCATAATATGCTCATCTATCTGGTGATAAACTGGATGTAGATCTAAATCCATATTAATATCATGTGCAATCTGTGCTATCTGAGGTTCCGTGAAACAATGATCAGGATGCAACAGATCACAACATGGAATACGTTTCTCAATCAATTCATTAAGATTGATACGTATTTCATAATCTCTATATACTGGCATTTTATCAAAAAATATAATGCTAAAATTATCTATAAACTATTCTATCACAAAAACTTATTTTTGTCAGAATAATTACATTTTAAACGTTTCTGTTGAATCGTTATCTGTAGTAATCTTAATAGGTGCTTGCTCTATTCTAATTGTTTGAGTAGGAGCAGTTGCAGCAGATTTAGCAATAATTGCTTCTATATCCTTTGCAGTAACAGGAGGAGCACCACCGTTTCCATTCCCATTTCCATTACCATTCATCTTCATAGTACCATCACCTTTCTTAGATGCGGTCTGAATTCCAAAGCTAGCTAAAACTCCTGTAAAAACTGAAGCTATGAATGTTGGGTCAATTTTCTGTTGTGGTACACCTGGAATAGCAACATAATTTAATGTCAATATTCCACCACTCCAGGCAAGAACAGTAATTCTGACCATTGTACTGATGATTGCTGCTTGTTCATCAGCATCAGGAAGAATAGCAGCTTTTGCTTTACCAAAGAAACCTTTCTTTTCTTCTTTAATTTCTTCGACTACTTCTTCCTTTATTTCTTCAGGCATAAGAATGAGAGTAACTCATTCTATTTAGAAATTTGGTATACCAGAAGATGGAATAGATGCTGAATTATCAGGAGCAGAAAGATCATTAGAACCTGTAGGAAGTGATCCACCAAGACCGCCACCCATTGATCCCATTACTGCTTCTATTGCTTGCTGCTTTACATTATCGATAATAGCATCCTTATTTACATAAACAAATGTACCAGCACCAATAATACCAGCAAGTGATACTCCTGACACAATGCTAATTACATTAGCAATATTATTAAAACTAAATTTCTTACAAGACATAATTTTTCTCCAAGTAATTTTTATTTATCAAACTCACTTCCTTCTCCAATATATTCAAGAGAAAGAATATCATGATCTTCAATATTAGGATTTATCCATTCTCTAAACTCTTGACGAATAGAATCTGCTTCCATAATATCTTCATATGTTCCTAATTTACACAAAACATCCATACGATGTATTGCCCAATCATAATTATTCTTTAGTGTTGTTTCTAAAGTTTCCATAATCTTTACGCATATAGCGTCCTAATATATTGCTATTGTAATACGCTGGTTCTCCATTGTCAAGAGATTCTTGTAAAACATTATTGAGAAACAACTGTTTTGTTTCTTCGTAATTTACATCTCCGAGCCTGGAGTGTAAGGAGAGGATCTCTCTTTTGAACGCTGAGTTTCCAAGAAGCTTTCTATCTGAATTAAGCTGGTCAGAGCTTCCATAGTATCGCTTCCAGTCACTCTCAGACGTAACCCGTCTCTTACCACCTCTAGGTTTACGCTTTTGCCAGAAGTATTTGCGTCCGATGTATTGCTGACCAGTTTGAAGATTAGTAATCCTGTAGACGAAACCGAACTTATCGTCAATATCGTCAGTAGTAAAAGTTGTACCCTTATAGGTCCAGGGATTTTCATAATCTCCTTCAACCACTTTGGTCTCATTGGTGGTTTCCATCCCATTATCTTTATAATATCTAAATTATATATTAGTCTTATAGAGTCTTAAAATTTGCCCCAACGCTTACAAAGCGATTTTACACACATTTGAGACTGATGTCAAGTCCTTGATAAATACCTAATAAAGTGTTATACTATCAATGTCCGTATATGTAAGAAACCTAACCATCAACTCTGGAGAAGATTTCAGTGAAGATATGGATTTAGTTAAAACTAGTGGACTACCAGTTAATATAACTGGATTTAGTGCAGAATCGCATTTAAGAAAATCACCTGATAGTTCCACCTATACTGGTATTGCAGTATCCTTTAGAGATGCTACAACTGGAAAAATTACAGTATCAATAGCAAACACTATTAGTGCTTATATAAAACCTGGAAGACATGTATATGATATAATGCTTATTAGACCTAACGGAACAAAAACTATTGCAGTAGAAGGAACAGCATTGGTTCGTCCAGGTATATCTACAGGATGTTTCTAATATTACTATTTAAGAATTATGGCAGTCTTTACCACTAACCTTGTAATACATACAGGAACAGATTTTGAACAAACCTTTGTATTTGAAGATGAAAATACAAATAGTGTTTTAAATTTAACAGGTTATACTGGATGTGCAAAGATAAAAAAATACGCTTCATCAACATCTTCTACATCATTTTTAATTAGTATTACTGGTCCAGATCAAGGACGTGCAAGACTATCTATAGGATCAACAGTAACATCCGCATTAAAACCAGGAAAATATTTTTACGACATGATACTAAAAGATCCAGCTGGAAAACTGGATCGAGTAATAGAAGGAGAAGTATTAATTAAAAAATCAGTTACTAGAATTTAAATTTAACGAAGTTTAGATGCAATCTTTGCAACTTTCATAATAACCTTACCCGTTCTACCAACCATTTGTCTTGTAAGTGGTGTAGGACCAGTTTTTAATCCTTTAGTAAAAGACCAAACTGGATTCGGAATCTTGGTAAGTTTGCCTGTTGCTTTATTTTTAATTCTACCAATCTTCTTAGCATCATCTTTAACGAGGTCAGTCATACTAGCAGTATCCTCCCAAGGAGTCTTACCCTTGTTCCACCAGGATTTTAGATCCTCGTTAAATTGTGCGTATGTTTTCACTTTGTATTCTGAGATACAATATCCTGAATAGTCTTAGCATCCATTTCACTCATTACATATAGTGCCTCATCCATATTATCTACTTGATTTGATTCAAACAAATAATTGCTAACGATATCAAAAGCATCATAGGATTCATCCCATCCAGGAGGAGCAATTTTCTTACTCTTTCTTCTGTCCTTTGCTGTATTAGAATTAGGGAAGTCTTTTGCAAAATCATCCATACTATATCCACTTCCTTTCTTCTTGGCTTTTTGGAAAGCAGCATTTTTATCTCTTAACTTCTCAACTTTATCCCCACCAAATCTTTCCTTATTCTGTGCAATCATCTTGCCTCTAGCAGAATTAGGATTAACCTGTCCTTTATCAGGACCAATTGTTCTTGCTTTTGGTAACTCTTTACCACTAGGATTTGCTGGACGTGCAGGTATTATCTTTTCACTACCTGGTACCACTTTTGGTTTTTTATCTAAAATATTTTTATCTAAAAGACCTTTATCCTTCATATTTTTGAATGAAAGACTATCATCTTTTTTAACTTCTGGTTTCTTAAAGGCATCTGTACCACCCTTAACAAACTTTTTAACGTTTTTAACAGCACTTTTACCTGCCTTATATAAACCCTTAGCAGCACCAATTGCTAGAGGTACACCAACAAGACCTGCTCCACCAGCAATTGCTGCTGTAGGACCGTATTTCTTGAGAGCATTACCTACAGGTTTTAATGCATTACCAGCACCTTTTAATGCATTACCACCACCAGCAACTAATGCTTTAGCACCACCTTTTACTTTATCAACAACCTTACCACCTACTTTACCAGCAAGTTTACCAGCACGTTTTCCAGCAATTGCCAATCCTTTCACTGCAGGTCTAGCAACCTTTGCTAATGCACCAGCAGCTCTTGCTAACAATGCAGCTTCAACTATTTGCTGTAAATTTGCTACTTGTTGTGAATTTTCTTCTAGTATCTCATACTCTACACCATCAATACTTTCATTAAGTTCAGATGCATCTATGTAAATATAGTTTTCTGCATTAATTATAATTTTCTCTACAATATCATCTGGATTTGCATTCAATGCAAATTGAGCAATGGCATCTTCTGAATATCCTTCAGAAAACATAGTATCAATTAAAATCGCACTTGCTTCTGAAACTAATTGATTATCTACAGGTTCAGAAATATTTTCATAGATATTCTGAATATCTTCTATGTGCTTATAAGACATTTGTCAAACTATACTCTTACAAGTAATATTTATAATTCTTATATTGCTCGTTTACTCCAGATCTCTCCAGGTTGTAACTTTAGGTTTAGGCTTTGCTGCAGATTTAAGAGCACCAGTAAGTGTACTTCTACCTTGAGCTATTCTCTGCTTTGCCATTTGCTGAGCCCGTTGAG